AAGATTCAATCGTCCTTGCATGATCGGAAAGCGACGAGTTTGATATGAGTAATCAATTTCGTTTACTGTGTAACTTATACTGTGTTGATCCAGTATGTGTTTGTATTTTGGTATACGATCTTGATTCCATGACTCGTTCATTATTTCAACATGTATAAATCTTGTGCTGTCAATAGTTTGCTTCAACTGCACGATCATGTCAAAAAACTTCTGTTCATCAATGAATTCTGAATGTACACTGAACGAAATATTGTCAATGACCTTGAACATTTTGCTGTAATACTTGACCGTGGCACTACCGTTTGTGGTCAACAACAACTTGAACAAACGATCGTGGTAGTTTTCACGCAACCATTCAACAAACGGAAGAAAGTGCTTGTTGGTAGTGAGTTCCCCGCCTACAAACGCAATCTTGTAGGGCAAGGCATGGTGTTGTGTTTTTTCATAAACACGCCGCCATGCTTCTTGCAATCGCTCTAACGAATGATGCTGACTGGTTGAGTCATGCCAGGCCGGACTACAGTACATGCAGTCATAGTTACACCTAATTCCCAACTGCCAATTGATAGAAAAATAATCTTCTGTAGGTGTAACTTCGACTATGCGTGACATTATTCCTCTACTGCTTCTACCTGTTCTGCTACTTCTACCGTGGCAGTATCTTTGTGTGGGTTAGCAATAAAGTCTGTCATGACCTTGTCCAACGATCCATCTTCGTTGCGTTCCCAGGCCTTGCGGAACTGTTTGATAACTGTACCATCTGCCAGAGTGTATTTGAGACTGTTGCCTTCTTTGCTCAAGAGGCCTTTGCCTTCAAACAGGTCAACCAAGCCCGAGTACGGATTCATACCGGTCTCATATGGAATCTTGACCTGCACCGACTCAAACGGTTTGGCATAGCGTGTTTTCATGATCTTGCAAGCGGCACGGATACCTTTTACTTCCGAAATCTTGTTGCCATCTTCGTCTTCTTTGAGCTTGAGCTTACGCATAGCTACAACAATACTTGATGCATAGATAAAGCCTTGGCCGCCGGAGATCTTGTCATCCGGATCAAACATGTCTTGGCTCGCATAGGTATGATTTGTGGCTACCAACCCGATGTTTAAGGAGCCAAACATGTTTACGCAGTTACGTACCAGGGCGGTCAGTGCTTTGGGCTTACGACCCATGTCACCTTTGAGATCCCCTGCTTCGAACTGATTTACATCAGTTGGTGTTAATAACATACCCAGCGAGTCCAAAACAATCAATACCTTGGGTCTATCAAGTTCTGGTAATTCTTTATAGCCTTTTACAAACTCTGTGATCATCTTGGCCACATCATCAATCATGGCCATGTTTAATTTAAGCAATTTGTCTTCTGACGTATCTACGCCCAAGGCGTGTAACCATTTTTCATCCAACGCATTTTCTGTATCAATCAAGATCACATAGATACCTTGCTCTTGTGCATTCTTGACAATGTTACCCGAGCAGATAAAACTTTTGCCTGCTCCTGACTCACCAGCAAACACAGTGACCTTGCCCATTGGAATACCTCGATTGAAGTCACCTGAGATAAGGTAGTTCAGTGCATAGTTGTTGGTACTGATCCAGTCAGTTGGATCGTTAAATCCAATGCTGATACCGTCAATACTTTTGGTAATGCCTTTACGAAATTTTGATACGTCGAATGGTTTATTTGCCATGATGATTTTTCCTTAATTAAATTTTACAGTACTTATTTCTAATTGTAACATACTCAATTGGAATTATCCAAATTAAATACGTCCGTTATTACATGCCGCTTGATTAACTTATTAAATTCTTCAGCACTTTCTGCTTTTGGTGCACAAAATCCACAACGGCACCATTCCTTTACACAGCGTATTATGGGCATAGTTTTGGTAGCCAGTTGTTGTCTAAGAGTATCGACAATTTGACTGCTGTTGTTCAAATAGCCCAGCGGTTCTACTCGACCAGTGGTACTGGTTTGACAATCTTTGTTGGTAAATACTGCGCCATCAAATTGACGTACAAACAAGAAGAACCAATTTACACTACAACTCCATCCTTCAAATCCTTGCCTGGGTACAAAACTCACGCTGGACTTCAAGTCACCGTTGACACTGAGTTTGCGACCACCGCAACAGGCACGCCCTTGATAGATACTCTGTACTTGATCCGACTGTCCAACATGATCAATTGACTGGGCATAGTCTGCCTGTTTGGCCGGTGCCACTTGGCCAATCCAAAAGTTTTTTAGTTGGTTGAACTGATCTTTGGTGTAAATCCACACTGGGTTGCGACTGTCAACCGGTTTGATCACATAGTCAATTTGATGTTGTTTACAGAATTCAACCACTCCGTTGCTGTCATCAAACAGTTTTTCGTCTGGATGCATCATGATGATACACTTGACTCGTTTATCGTGTTCCTTGAGATACAGTATGTTGTCAAGATACTGTTGCTTTTGTTTGGGTAGTGTTTCGCTGTGATAACTGACTGTGAATTCGTCTACCAGTGGCACTATACGAGCCCATTGATTTTTACCGCTGATACCATTGGTGGTCACAGTGACTGTCAAATGCCAGGCTTGTTCGTACGGTTGATATTTGCTTTTGCAGGCTTCAAGTATTTCGACTATGTCTGGGTGAAACACACTTTCTCCACCGTACACATTCAGTATGACCTTGCGCTGTGTTGGACGTTTGTGTTGCATATATTCATTCACGTATTCGTACATGAAGTCAATTGCTTGCAAACATTCTGCCAAGGGTGGATGGCTGGTGGTATTGTCATGCCCACCTTCTAACCCTGTACTGCAATAGCTACAGTCCAAATTGCACAGTTTGGTCAATTCCCAATCCAACAAGAATACTGGAACGTTGCCCGGGTCAAGTGCAAATGCAATGCTTTCTACGTTATTTGATGTCATTGTAAAATTCAGTAAAAATCTGTCGACTGTCTAATCCGCGCCGCTGATCCATGGTTGCCATGTGTTTCAAACTGTGTTCCAATTGTTTTTCAAACGGTTGTTGTATATATGCCAAGATATTGCGTAGCCCATTTTCCAATAGGTATCCTGGCTGTTGATCAATTTCTGCTTGTATACGAATCTGTGCTTGTTGTAATATTGAGTCGGGCAAATGTCTCACATTCCATTCTGCCGGAGTTGTCAATGCCCCAATGATAAAACTGTTGTTATGGAATCCACGTGCCTTGAGATAATCCAAACAATCAAAAATACTCGAGTAGTTCAACAAGAAGTACAACATGTTAAAACTGATCTTGTGATCCAGCTGTTGTATTCTATTCAAATTGTCTTCAAAGTCAGCCCAACTTCCGCCATGGCGTATGTATTCGTATTCCTGCCCTAATGTTTCCAAACTAACAATCCAATGCACATTTTTAAATTCGCAGATTCGATCAAATACCTGCGTGTCGACCTTGCTTAGATTGGTGTTGATACGCAGATTGACTGTGGGATTTACTGTTTTTAATATTTCCAACAGTTCTAAATTTTCTTTCATCAACAAGGGTTCGCCACCGGCAAGATACACATGTTTGAGCGAATCAGCTTGACTGGTGATATACCATTTGAGACTGTCAACCTGTGCTTGGGTGGGCACAGTTGAATGTATTTTGAGTTCATCGGCCCATTTGCTACTGAAATCTGGCCCACAGTACACACATGCAAAATTACACAGGTTGGTCCAACGTATGTCGATTGCTTGTAGACCAGGCCTTCCTACTGCACTATATACTGCTGGATTGTTTTCTTTGAGTTCACGTATGTAAAACACGCGATCACTGATAATATCAAATCCACGTCGATCTTTTTCTAAATCGTAACAGCCGCCGCAGGACTTGACCGGTTCACGTTGTTGTATAGCAATCTGTCGATTTCTGTTTTCGACTCCGCCCAAGATTTCCTCAATGGTGTTGTCCTGTAGATTGCCAATTGGATCATAACTGCGAATACAGTTTTTTACATCGCCGTTGAAATTGTACATGAGCCCGGTCCATGGCATAGGACAAAATGTAGGATTGGTTAATACGTCTTTTGGTGTCATTGTAGTGGGCCCAAGCTGATATCAGGTATGTCTAAATTGTTGGCCTGTGCCATGTTTAATGTGTCGACCAATGTTCGTGCCCAGTTGTCAACGTTGGCTGCTGGCGGTGCAGTTTGTCCAGGTTGTGTGGCAATGTATCCGGGTCTTACCACTGTGATGCGTGGTTTGAAATATTGATTTCTCAGTTGTGCCACTGCTGATTCCAATGCTGTTTTTTGTAAATAATACTCGGTCATTTCCAAGCCCGGCATGGTTGATATCGGCATCATGGTCATCATGGTACTGATCACCACAATACGTTTGTCCTGGTTGGCCCAGCGACGACACATCTCGATCAACAATTCTGTTTGAGCATAACCGGCTTGTGCATTGTTGATAAACATGTCGCACGGCTCAATTGCGTCAGCAATTTTTGGTATGCTTCTAATGTTGTATCCATTGCGTCTGCTGAGGCCAACAATTTCGTTGCCTGCATAGGCTGTGGCCAAAGCCTGACCAATTCCAGCTGAATGTCCTGTGATTGCTATTTTCATGCTATGCCTCTCAATTGTTTTTGCTCATGTATGTATGCATCAACTGCGGCCTGGTCTTTATTATTGACATCCAATACTGCCGGTTGTTTGAGATATGCATACCCATGATCAATGCCGTGTTCACGTGCAAATGCCTGTATGTTTGGCAAGTCATCGACGTTCAATATGCTGACCGTGGTCCATAGGTTCAATTCAACTGGCATAGTTTTGTATTGCATTAGGTTTTGATAAAAAGTATCCCACTGAATTGGCCAACGCATGAATTCAAATGTTTTGCCAATGCCGTCGCAACTGACTGTGACTGTGACAGCAATACCACGATTGGCAATCTCTACCAGTTCGTCCAACACTATGTTGCCGTTTGTGTTGAGTCTAAGAGTGCGTAGGTTGGGTGGCAAATTGGCCAATATGCGTCGATAGTTTTTGCTGTAACTGGGCTCGCCACCGTTTATATCCAAATGGCGTATACGATCTTGTGGCAAACTCCAAAATTTATCGCTGTTGTTTACTATAGGAAATACACGACCCGACAATGCACCAATACGTGTACTGCATTCGGGACTGCAAGTTTGACAAGCGGCATTGCAGATGTTGTCCAACACTCCGCCTACTTGTAGGTAATCCGCAGTTTCTGTACGATCCAATGCCATGGCATGTATTCGTATGCTGTCATGCCCTTCGTCTTCAACTTCTTCACAGCGTTGACATTCTGCAGGCCATTGATCTTGTTCAAACTGTTCACGCACAGTACGCAACCACTCACTGGAATTCATTTGTTCCATAGTATCAAACTGTGCAGCATTGACCATGTGTCCACAACGACTCACAGTACCGTTTGAATTGAATCGAACAAAATGATCTAATCTAGGACATTGCATATACTGTGTGCCCGTAGTACTATTTCGTTTTGTAAATCAGGGTATTTGATTCTAATGTGTGCCAAGATCATTGACATTTTTACCGATTGTCCCAGGAAATCTTCTGTGAGTATTTTGTCTAATTGCAAGTAATACCAAAGTTTCAAATTGGGCTGGAAGTGGTCCACCAACTGTTGATCTCTGGCAATGGTATTCCACACCAGGTCAGTGGCCGATGTCAAATCATCAAGCGGACGAATATGTATCCATGGATCACAAAATCGTCTAAGATTCACCAACCAATGGAACTGTAAACTAAAGTGTCGATCTAAAAACAAATAACGGTCTATCATGGTCAATGCTGTTGCACGATCCAAATTGGGATTTAAACGTAAGTAACTTTGCACTCCGCTAACATAGCGTTCAAAAGGATCACGTACAAAAACTTCTACTTGATCAAGATCTAAGATTTCACCCTTGGATAAAGTCCGGTAGTCTTTGCTGATCAGACTGCGGCTTCCGTTTTTGAATATTGGATAGACGTAACGATTTGGAGATACTTCAAGTACCTCTATATCGTCTGGAAAGAGGATAGGGTCTAAATAGCCAAGCATAGAAAATGTGGGGGACCGTCTCCCCCACTGACACAAGCTATTACTGTTTCTGACGGTTACGAATCATTGCCAAGATATCTTCAGCTTTTTGGCTGGAAGGTTTGGCTTCAGCGACCGGAGCTGATACTGGAGCTGTAGGAGCTGGCATATCATCTTCGTCGGTTGGTTCTACTACTGCTGGTGCGGCTGTAGGAGCAACATCAGCTTTGGGAGCAGCATTAGGTGTATCTAAACCGTATGGTTTGTAATAAGCACCCCACTTGTCAGCATCATATGGTTGACCGTCAACTGACGCTTCAAACATTTCTTTGATCACTTTCAAGTCTGCTTCGCTTGGCTTCTTGGGCAAGAAATCACTCATGTTAAACAGGCCGTGCTCATCAATTGCGGCTTGTTCTTCTGCTGTGAGTGCAGATTCTTTACGGCTCCATTTGCTTGTGCTGTAGTCAGCATAGCCACCTTTACTTGTTTTAACGATCTGGAAATCCAAGCCACGCTGATAATCAGTTGGCAATTCTTCCATTTCTGGATCCATCAAAGCCGCTTTGATAATGTTGAAGATTTGTGGGCTAATGGTGAATCTACGGATTGGGTTGGCTGGAGTCTTGTCATCGCTCAGTGCGTTTTCACGTACAAAGCCTTGGAACACATAACTTTTCTTCTTCCAGTATTTACGACCCATTTCTTCCAAACTTGGATCTTTAAACCATGGACGAACTTCTGCCAATACTGGGCAGGCTTCGCCATACATTTCCATGCATGGAACTTGTACTACCACTGGCTTTGAATCTGATTGACCTTTTACGCCAGCAAATGGTAAACGGATCATTGCACGTTCAGCCCAAAAGAAGCTGTT